AAGTAACTAATCTGTTTCTTTAGAATGTGTTAAAAAACGATTATATTCATGTTCAAATTTTTTTGATTTCAAATAATCCAATTCAATATCACTAATATCACCATTTATTTGAAATACATTATTGATTTTTGCTAAATTAGAATTAACAAAAGGAACACGAGAAGCATTATATACATCCATTTGTATGCCTTGATTATTACTGTTATCTTCTTCTCTTATAATTTGTATTTTCTGAACTTTATCAATAATACTTGGTAATGATATTCCATTACCACTAAATGTGTTTTGAAATTTTCTACTAATGTACCAATTAATATCTGGATTGTTTACTACCAAAGAATCGTATTTTTTTAAACAAGCAGATACATGTTGCTTTGCATTTATTCTATCTTTTCTAAACATACACATTTGTTCTTGTATATCATGATACAATTCACTAAATAATCCAGATGCAAAGAAATGCTTTTGACTTAAGACTTGTGAATTTAAAAATGATTGTAAAAATGATAAAATGGTAACTATATATAATACAACTTGTTTTGTTATTACTACCACAAAATTTACGTCCACAGAACTTTCATTTGGAAATAATGTTTGTATAGATAATAAACTACTTAATACTACTAATGCTATACTTATTATGTTATGTATAGTATTATGATAATTCGAACTTGCTTCGTGCATCCATTTATAAGATGCTGCATTTTCACCAATCGATATTAATAAGTTTTCGTTTTTATCATTCCAACCATTATTAAAATTCATCAAATCTATCTTATCATTAATATGTTTATCGCTAATATGTTTATCGCTAATATGTTTATCGCTAACAACTTCTATATTATCATCATCATTCATTATTTAACTATAAATCATATATTTAAATAAAATATACACGATATCCATAATTTACGATTAAAATATACACGACTTTAAAAAACCATTAGGAAAAAATCGAAATTATTTTTATAATTTATATGTATAAAGATAATATGCAAATCAAAAAACGAGATGGACGTTTAGAAAAACTTTCGTTTGATAAAGTTATTTATCGTTTAAGTAAGTTGTGCAATGATCGTTCACTTGGTTTATTACAAACCATTGATCCTGATATTATTGCACAGCGAGTGGTATCTAGTATTTACGATGGTGTCACTTCTTGTGAATTAGATGAAGAAGCTGCAAGAATTGCCATTAGTATGACTGAAAATCCAGAATATCAAAAATTAGCATCTAGAATTATTATTAGTAACGCACATAAAAATACAATTGAATGTTTTAGTGAAGTAATGGAAAAGCTTTATAATAATACAGATAAATTAGGAAATCCATCACCTGTTCTTGCAGATGATATAATTGAAATTATCAGAAAACATAAAAATATAATTAATTTTGCTATTGATTACAAAAAAGATTATCTGTTTGATTATTTTGGATATAAAACACTTGAACGAAGTTATTTACAAAAAATATTAAATAAAACAACAAATAAAATGGAAATCGTAGAAAGGCCTCAGCATCTGTATATGAGAGTGGCTATCGGAATCCATAAAGATGATATTGAGTCTGTTATTAAAACGTATAATCTTATTTCTCAACACTACTATACTCACGCAAGTCCAACATTATTTAATGGAGGGACTAGATTAAATCAATATAGTTCATGCTTCTTAATCGGTACAGAAGATTCATTAGAAGGTATTTTTAAAACTATTACAGATTGTGGTAAAATTTCAAAACTAGCTGGGGGTATAGGTTTACACGTTACAAATATTCGTGCAAAGGGAAGTTTAATTCGTGGTACAAATGGCCCAAGTGATGGTTTAATACCAATGCTCAAAGTGTACAATGAAGTTGCAAAATACATTAATCAAGGAGGAAAAAGAAAAGGTTCTTTTTCATGTTACGTTGAACCATGGCATTCTGATATTCTTGAATTTTTAGATTTAAAGAAAAACCAAGGTCACGAAGATGTGCGTGCAAGAGATCTTTTTTATGCAATGTGGATACCAGATCTTTTTATGAAACGAGTAGAAGAAGACTCCAATTGGCATTTAATGTGTCCAGATGAATGTCCTGGTTTAACGGATGTATACGGTGAAGAATTTGAAGAATTATATAACAAGTACGTAGAAGAAGGTCGTTATAAACGTGTAGTAAAAGCACAAGAAGTTTGGAGAAAAATTTTAGATTCCCAAATGGAAACTGGTACTCCATATATTGGTTATAAAGATGCAGTCAATAAAAAATGTAATCAAAAAAATCTTGGTACAATTCGATCGAGCAACTTGTGTGTTGCTCCAGAAACTATGATATTGACATCAAAAGGATATTTTCCAATTATCGATTTAAAAGATAAAGAAGTAGAAGTATGGAATGGTGAGGAATGGAGTAAAACTATCGTTAAAAAAACTGGTGAGGCTCAAGAATTAGTAAAAGTAAAATTGAGTAGTGGAAGTGAATTAGAATGTACACCATATCATAATTTTTATATAGCAAGAGGAAAACGTCCAAGTCAATATCCTAGATTAATTAAAATACAAGCAAAAGATCTTAAAAAAGGAATGAAACTAATTAAAACAAAATTTCCAATAATAGAAAAAGGGGAATCTGATTTCCCATATCCATATGAACATGGGTTATTTTCAGCAGATGGGACTTGTGAACACAATTCTGAAAATTTTTCTTTGCCAAGAATTACATTATATGGTGATAAGAAAAAATTATTACCTTATATACAAACTAGAATAGAAGTGTGTAAAGAAGATTCTAATAATAGAATTAATTGTAGATTGCCAAAAAATATAAAACCAAAATATACTGTACCAATAAATTATGATATAAATACGAAATTAAGATGGTTTGAAGGTTTATGTGATGGTGATGGTACAGTTGTAAAATCAGATCAATTAACAGGTATTCAAATAAGTAGTATTCATAAAGATTTTATAATTAATGTAAAATATATACTTAATACACTAGGATGTGATCCAAAAATACAATTAGCTTCTAAATCAGGATGGCGTTTATTACCAGATGGAAAAGGTGGTAACGAATCATTTTTTTGTAAAGATTTGTATAGAATTTTAATAACTTCACACGACGTTGCAAATTTATATAATATAGGATTTAGGCCAAAACGTTTAGTTATATCTGATATATATCCAAAAAATAATACAAAAAGATGGACAACAGTTGAAGAAGTAATATACACTCATAGAATATCTGATACATATTGTTTTACAGAATCTAAAAGAGGAATGGGTATTTTTAATGGAACTCTTACTGGACAATGCCTTGAAATTTCTTTATATTCTGACCATAATGAATATGCAGTTTGCAACCTTGCGAGTATTGCTTTGCCAAAATTTGTAAAATATGATGAAAATGATTCTCCATTTTTTGATTTTGAACATTTGAAAAATGTGTCAGAATATATCATTGAACCAATGAATAAAGTAATTGATAATAACTATTATCCAGTTCCTGAAACAAAAAAGAGCAATATGGCACATAGACCTATCGGGATTGGTGTTCAAGGTTTAGTAGATGTTTACGTAAAAATGCGTTTACCATTTGAATCACAAGAAGCTAAGAAATTAAACAAGGAAATTTTCGAGACAATTTATTATGGATGTTTAAAAGGTTCTATCGAATTAGCTAAAAAAGATGGTGCATATAGTTCTTTTAAAGGAAGTCCTTTTAGTGAAGGTAAAGTACAATTTGATTTAGCTGCTGAATTTGACGGTATAGACTTGGTAAATTACCTTTCAGGACGTTGGGATTGGAATACATTAAAATCTGATCTTGTAGAATATGGAGCACGGAATAGTATGTTATTAGCTCTAATGCCAACTGCTAGTACAGCACAGATAATGGGAAATTCAGAATGTTTTGAACCAGTTGATTCATGTATTTTTAAACGACGCGTTCTTTCAGGAGAATATATTGTTGTTAATAAATATTTAGTCGAAGATCTTATGAAATTAGGTCTTTGGTCAAAAGAATTAAAAGATACTATTATTGCAAATGAAGGAAGTATTCAAAATATAGATATTATACCAAATGACCTTAAAGCTTTATACAAAACTGTTTGGGAAATTAGTATGAAAAGTGTTATTGAACAAGCTAGTGATCGTGGAGTTTTTGTAGATCAAATGCAAAGTATGAATTTATTTATGGCAAATCCAAATTACAAACGTCTTACATCTATGCATTTCTATGCTTGGAAGTCTCACCTTAAAAGTGGAATGTATTATTTAAGAAGTAAAGCTAGTGCTAGTGCCGGAAAATTTTCAATCGATCCAGAATTAGAAAAACGTATTAAAGAAAAACAACAAAAAGGAGAAGCACTTAAAAAAGAAGAAGAAGAAATTATCTTGGCTTGTAGTAGAGAAAATCCAGAAGCTTGCACAATGTGTAGTTCTTAATATTTTAATTTCGTTGTACGTCCATTTCATTTTAAAATAAATTATTTATTTTAAAATTAATTCAAATCATAAAAAGAATCGTATGATGAACTTGTAGAACTATCATAATCACTAATTGATTGTAAATCCACATCTACCGGTTCGTGTGCGTCTATAATTGTTTTTATCAAATTACTCGAAATATCATCTGTTTCTTGTATTTTGGAAATTTCTATTTTTTTTGGAACTTGCATTTTGTCACTTTTTTGTACGGTCTTGTCTAAATTTAACAATTCTTTTAAAAGCTTAACGTCCATTTATTATTATTATTTAACAAAAAAAATAAATTTTAAAATAAAATAAATTATTAAAATAATGTTTAACCGTAGGTTACCCTCTTAAAAATTCTCCACACTCATCGATAATATAAGATTTACATTTATACACCTTTTTAATATCTTCAAAACAGCTATTTGTATATTCAATCAGACCTTTAATTTCATCAATAGGTGAAAAATTAATATAATCATATAAATCTGGGTCTCCAACTTTTAGTTGCGTATAATAATGTAATCTGTAAAAAATTTCAGTTAAAGAATTAACATACATATTTAAAATTTGAGATAATTTTTTATGTTTTCTATTTTCTTTATCCCTTTTTTTCAAAGTAATTTTAAACTGTTCTTCTGTAATTTCCTCCATCAAATATCGAACACGCAAATCTGAATTATCAGTTATTACATTAACAAACTTTGGCAAATGATCTAATCTTATTATCATAAGATTTAAACCTATAGTTCTTATTATTTTTTGGTAATGTGTGTTAAAACATACACTCATATTTTTTTTTAAGCTTATTAAAAACCGGTTATCAATTTCACGACCACATCGAACTTCTAATAAATTTCTCTCAGGATTTTGCATTTCCTCATAATAATGTGGATTATGAATAGCACCATTTTCAATTTTACCAGTATTCCAACTAAATGGCGTCTTGCATCTTGTACAATAAATTTGGTCACAACCTTCACTCTTAAAAATAATAGTTGAACAATTTGGACAAGGTCTACCATTTTCTTTTATAATTTTTGCAGTTTCAATATTTTCAACATTACATACATGGTGATCTTCCATTTCAAAATGACATTCTGAACAACACTTAGTTTCGCATAGACCACAAATCCAATCATTTGACAAATACCCTCTACAAGAATCCCTTACACATCTTTTAATAGTAAATTTTTTAGTTTGTATTTTTACCATATCCCTTTTATATTCCTCAGTCAAATCATTTATTTTTATATTAATATCTATTATTT